GGATCAGATTGAGTCCCGAGCGGCTGGAGCAGCACGAAAGGCGTTCTCATCGACTGGATTGCGGGATCCATTGCCAATTCAACATCAGCGGTAATGGCAACGCATACGGTCGGGAAGACCACGTTAGAGCCGCCAGTCCATAGCTGGGCGACGAGCTCCGCTTTGATCGCAGTAAGAAGCTGGCTTTCGGTCATGTTGGGATATCCGCCGCATCACGGCTCTTCAACGTATTGAAAGCTTCGGAGAACGCCATCCTAGAGGCATCGCTTAGAAGACTCCATTTCTCCCAAGTAATTGTCCCATTCGCCTTGAGGTATTGCATGGCGCTAGAAATTAGGCCGCCCATCAATGCGGGAGAAAGATCAACCTCGATGTTCGTGACATCGCAGATGAACCAATCAACCCGGACCTTCCTAGCCTCTTCCATTAACCCACCGTATAGGATGCGCCACTACCGTTGATCGAACCGTAACACACGCAATCAAGGCCCCATTCCTTGTTCCAGGCGTAGAGTAGCTGTGAAGTCTCGCTAATGCAGAGCATGGCTTGATTGATCGTTACTTTGGGATGGCTCGTATAGCGCGGGGTAATGACAAGCGTTCCAGCCGAACCATAAAGCGACTTGCCGCCACGATTGCTGCCCGCGGCATTGAAGCTGAAGGTGCTGCCGGTGGCATTTGGACAGACGGCCGCCAGAGCATCAGAATCAGGATATCTAAGGACAAATCGAGCAGTCACCTTCTCACCGCAGTAGAAGGCATCCACATAAGAGGCGAGCTCTTCCGCCCATACAGGGCGGATCTGCGCTTCCGGGAGAAACTCGATTGCCCTGGCCTCACCAAGCGTCGTTCCATTGAAGACAATGGTTGACGGGCACCGAATAATGCTGGAACTATTTGGAGCGGCCATTAGTGCTGCACTTTCCTGAAGTAGATCTTGATAGCCTCTTCGCAGTCTTTCGCCATCTCATCAGTGATGCCTACAAATGGCCTGGCAAGAATGCGCTGCGTCCATTGATTGCTATGGACCAATGGAGCGATATGCTTTTCATAATCGCTGCGCCTCTGGCTCCTACCCAGGCCAGTGCTAACCTTATTTGTCCTTAGAATACCCTTCGTAACCTTCCTCTTCTGAGGCGGTTTCTTATAGAGCCATTCACTGATGCGCTGGCGTGTCGCATCGTCATAGACAATCGTCGTTGTGCCGCCCTTCTGGTGCTTCTCAGCATAAGGCTTTGCCGTTCCCCATGAGACGGAGAGTGGCCCGCTGACATTGAACGTAAGACTTCCCTGAATGCCGCCGCGTATGCCTTCATCAATCAGCGCCGGCCGATCCTGGAAGCGATTAGGCTTTGGGCTCTTTCGTCCCGCCTTCCAGTCCATCAAAGCTCCAGCGATGTTGAACTTAGGGGCTTCCTGGTCCGGATAGCGCGGCTCCCATTTGATATCCCCAAGACCCTGCTCTCTGAATGCCTTCTGAGAAGAAGCGACACCCAGAGCGCCAATCCACTTCATCAGGGTCTTCCCAGACAGAAGCGGTTTATTGGGATCCTTGAGTTGGCTGCGCAGGAGTTCGATCTGTCGGCGAATCCCGTCCGCTACAGGCTCGAAATTGAAGGAAGCGGCCATTGTCCCTCCATATCAGCTAAGAGCGGGAGGCTGCCCATCTGGAGGGTTTGTCTGATAGTTCTGAAAGTTATTGCGGTCAAATAGAGGTAGTGCGCCAGGAGTATCAAGCGTAGGCACAAGCAATGAATCAGTAGTCGGCATGATCCGATCCCTGGCAGTCGTCTGGGACAGGAGCTCGAGATCATCCTTGAAGGACCCCCAAGCCTCCCCCCATCCAGGCGACTGGGTATAGAACATGAGGCGAGCGATCACGCCGCTCATGGCCGTCGTCACATGGCGATCATCAGTGCTATCAGGAGTAATCCCACGCTTCTTGAATTCGCCTACCACGTCCGTATCTGACAGGGTTTCAAGAGTGGTATCCGGAGTTGTGGCAGTCGAATTCTGCGGCCGGCTCCAGTTCGTCCGGAGCTGCGTACTAAACCTGGACTGATAGGCCGATAGAAAAGTTGCCATTTACTTAACGATAGGAATAATCGTTCTAGCCCCGCCTTCGCTTGAGGCGCTTACAAACTTGATAAATCTAAACGGTGCCAGGACTGAGCGAACATCCGCCTTGAATCCATAGGTCTTCGCCTGCGTCACCGTAACGCTTACCGCTGCGTTTGAGGAGTCGTTTAGCGCCTGATAGGCAGAGTCATCCACAGATACAAGGAAACTAACAGATGCTCCGGTAAACGTTGCCGGCATCACAAAGCCAACCAAACCGCCATCCGGATAAGTGGAAACCCCAAGATCCACTGCATTTGAAGTGGTTCCACCGCTCGCAATTACCGCGTTACCTGTAGTCGCAGGCATATCTACCTCTAAGGATCAGACAACGTAATTGAGGAGCTTACGCTATGGGGCCAATAGGCCCCGAAACCCCACCACAGATACTTCTGAATCTTGGAATCGCTTGCAGCAAGATCCGCATAGGTATAAACGTCATTCATTTTGCTGGGCACCCAACCCGTCGTAGTGCTGTTGGGAATGCACCAAGCAAATGTCCCATCCGTAATCTGGCCTTCAAGCAGCAGAATATCATCAATCAGAACGCTTCCGCTACTCCTGCTGAAGTCGATGCTGATCGACATATCATCAGTTTCAAAAAGCCTGGGCCAGCAGGACTGCTGAGCGAATGAGCCGACAGGGGTAGGAATAAGCGTAACGTTCCATCCAGTCGCGCCGGTAATGGTTACCGTGCGGTTGGTATTCCCCATCCTGAACGTAAGGGTTCCCTGTCCGGAATAAACAGCCGCATTCCACGCCACCGCCAGCAGATATGGCCTATCGGAGCGGAGTTTAGTTCCCTTAACCGAAAGCTTCTGGCTTAGGCGCTGCGAGGCAACCAGCTTGATAGCATAGGACGTCGCAGCTTGGTCGCTAGGAGCGGAGCGGAAGTAGTTGGTGGAGTCGAGCGTTGCGAAGCTCGAGGACATCGTAATGGCAGCGCCAGAGAGATCCGTAGAAGTCCAGTTGGTAATCGCTGTAGGATTGGTTGCATCCCCGGTAAAGTAGGTCCAGCTCGCATTGAAGAGCATGGAATCATCAGTGGTCTTCGCCTGCAAGAATCCACTGAAGCCGGATCCGGAGCGCTCCAGATCATCTATAGCCGGCGTCTGTCCCTGAACCGTGAAGATCTCATTCCCGCGCTGCGTCCCGGTCTGGTAATCGGAAACGCAAAGAATGCGCTTCTGATCGAGAAAGGTATTCTCGATGTTGAAATTGTACTGGTCCTTCGCAAGGCGGATGATCTGATTGTTCCCGACGTTGGAAGACCCGGCAAACGGAGTTCCATAAGTGATATTGCGGCTCTGGACTCGCTGGCCGTTATCCCGGAAATACTTGTAGATCTCGAAATGCATCGAGGCATCGTTATTCGGATCGCCACGGCCGATGACCGACTTGCAGAGGGTCTGAAGAAGCGGCCTCAGAAAGGCAGCGACAACGGTAGGGGAAATGTTGATGGCTGCGTTCTGGCGATAGGCCGCAAGAACACTCTGGATGTTCGGGACATAATCTCCAGCCGAGATCGTCTGAATGGAGTTAAACATGGAGATCAGGTTCTTGGCATTGACCTTCCCGAACTTACGCCACTCTTCTAGAAGGTCAACAACAGCCTGGATCTGGCTGTAGATTGCGGCCCTTGTTGGAGTCGCCAAAGGCTAATCCTCCGGACGGGTCCGAGAAGATTAAGCCCCCTCGGACTGCGCCGTAAACTGGACCTTTCCATCCTTCAGCGGGTACATCTCTGCAACCGACTGAGGCGGGGTCTTGAAGAACTCATCCCACGCAAAAGCGAGACGATAATACGTATCCCTATCAAACTGCTGGGGATCCCCATCAACCTTCATCGCATAGACATAATGCGCAACGAAGGTATCGGTGCGAGAGTTGTAGCCCTCTTTGATCGAGGTCTCGCTACCGTCCTGCCGCATCATGTACGACTTCGGCTGATCGATGCAGATTTCATGGCCCATGCCATTCTTGAGGCGAATGACATTGCGATAGCACTGCTCAACGATATGCTTGAAGCGGTCCTCATCGAGCTCGATGATCGCTCCAGGCCAGGAATGGCGGCTCAGATTATCGCCAGGCGTTCCGACCTGGCGCATAAGAGTTTCCGTGAAAGCATCGAAGGAGAATCCATTCACCGAAAGAGACTGCTTCCAGCGGCAACGCCCAACCCACTGGTTAACCTCACTCTCCCAGAGCTCCTGAGAGGTGACGTCAATCCAAGTGAAATAGTCGTTAGTCTGGGAATCCTTTTCGCGGGTAGGTTTCTTCAGCTTGAAGGTGCCCTGGGCCGGCAGCATGCCGCACCAATAGAGCGCCGTAGGAGGCGCGTCTGCGATGGCGGTAGCGTCAGGATGGATTTCCTGAGCGGTAAGCTTCTTCGTCCGACCCATGCCCTTCTCCTTTCTGAATCAAGCTAAAGAAACACTAGACGATCTTGACGGTGGACTGGAACAGGAATGAGAACACCGTCTCGCGGTTGTCATACTGGACATACGGCTGGCCAGTCGAGCGGGTATGGTCGCTGGTTTCCCAGTTGCCAATCGCTTCGTTCATGCCCTTGCGGAGCTGGCGAGCGACGGCGCGATACTCGTTCGGAATGCCCGTCAGGAAGGTATAGACTGCGCTGTTTGTAATGCGCTGAGACATCTGCCAGGCAACCGACTTGCCCGAAGCAATGATGGTGTTGTTAACGCCGGCAGACGTGGAAACGTCCGTAGTAGACGTGCCGGTGATCTTGCCCTGGACAACCATCTGCTTCGCGGCCTGCATCATCACCAGATTCATGCTGGTGCCATAGAAGACCGTATAGTTATTGCAGTCCGAAGGATCCCAGAAGGGCTGAGACTCCGCATTCTGGAAGTCATTGAAGCGAGCATCCATCGAGAAGAGATCGGTGATGACCTGCTGGACGGTGCTCGATCCGGTCTGCGTCACGATATTTCCGCTGGACGCACCTTCGCGGGCAGAAGCGGAATAGAGCGACGTGCCATCGTAGGAACTGGTGATCACGGGCAGAAGATCCGCATCCGTGGTGTTGGTGATGAACTGATAGAAAAGTCGCTCAGGCAACGTGGCCCAGTTCTGGCCAAGGCCACGGGCAACCTGCCATGCCGTCTTGGTCTGATCGTCTTCCCAGTTGCGCGGAAGATAGACGCGACGGCCCCAATCCCGGTTCGTCACCGAGATCTGGACGCTCAACACGTCCTTAGAAGGCATCTCCGATCCAGCATCCCAACGGATTGGGTAGATGGGAGATTTCAGAGCCCCGTAGAGCTCCGTCAGTTTATCGGACGGCACTTCGCCGATAACCGATCCAATGCGGGCCATGACGCCCTGGTATCTAGGCGTAAACGCCTGAGAGTAATCAGCGCGGAGTCCTGCGGTAAGCAGCGCTCCGATATTGACGGGAGAGGGCATGGTCTATTTCTCCTTCTAAGATTTCCTAGATGACTTCCGCCGCAAGGTTGCCGTAGACCAGGACATCAACGGTCGTGCCGGTGCTCCAATACTCGATGCGACCGATACGAGGCGAAAGAACCTGAGTCAGGTTCATATCGTTGTCGTTACGGAGATAGACCTGGCGGCCCACGTCCGTATAGGCAGAAGCGCCCGTCACGGTGTAGCCCCTGAGAATGCCAGGGCCAGCCTCAACCGTCACGGCCGGCGGAAGCGTCGCCGTCGTATCGCCAACAATCGTCAGCGAAGTAGTAATGTTGAACGGCGAGCCAATGGCAAGGCCCAGATACTTGATGTTGTTCTGATCGGCGTAAGCCTTTGCATAGCCGCGCTGCGCCGTCGAAGTGCCGTTCAGCAGTCCAACGAAGGAGCCGACATAGATAGTGCCACCGTTCAGAACTCGATAGTTCTGGACCCAGCTATGGATAGAGGCCCAGCTTCTATTGGAAACCGCTGCGGTAAGTGCGGCCATTGTGATCTACCTCCAAGTTTCTAGTTCTTGACCCCGAAGTTGATTCCCCAGTGGTTGCCTTCAGGATTCTCAGCGCTATCCATCTGGAACTTGACGTACTGCTCTTCCGTGATCTGCATTCCACGGCCGGCGGGATGTCCCTTCAGAATGCGATATTCCGCAGCGAACTTTGCAGCGGCCTCGAGCTTCTCAGCGCCCTGCTGAGCGAACTTGACAACCGAAGGATCAGTAGCCGAAACGTTGGCCGCTTCGGCAGCCGCGAAGGTACGCGGGGGATCCTTGGGCGTGATTTCCTTGAGGGTTTCAACAAAAGCGTTCAGCCTCTCTTCACCCTCGGCGGCAAACTTTGCGAGCTGGGCCTTAGCCTTCTCGCCGATCTGATACCCCTTCATGCTCTCCAGGGCCTTATCCACCAGCGACTTCGCCTTTTCAGAAGCCTCGCGCTCGTCCAGGCGCTTCTGCAAAGCGCTGAACTTCGCAGCATGGGCATCTTCGATAGCCGCGAACCGCGCAGCAACCACGGGATCATTCATGATGTTCCCGATGGGAGCAGGGGCGGAAGCGGGCGCATCCTTCTGGTCAACCGGGTTGTTGTTGGGCTTCCCGGGCTGAAGGTTTTCGGTCGGCTTCTCAGACGCCATGGATTCCTCCTGTTTCTCAGGATCTTCTTTTGACTTTAATTCAAGCGAGGGATCGAACGTCACTCGCTCCATCCCATCGGCAAACTTCGCAATACTGACTTCCTTTGGGAGATCCGCAGAGAACACCGCGTAAGGATCTTCAGCCACTTCCGATATGGTCTGCATCGGAAACGCAAAATGCGGCGGCTGACTGCTGAGGAGCGCAAGGCTCGAGATCCTGCGCTTAGACCAATTACGGACTTCGGGAGATACGTAGGGGAGTTCCCCTTTGGCGAATCTCTCAAAGACGGTCTTTTTGATCTTCCAATCGCTGAACACCGCCGGCTGCTCTTTGCCTTCAACCAGAGCGGTTCCAACACGAGTAGGCTTGAAGAATCCAGCAAACTCAGGCTGCGTCAGCCCAAGATCATCATTATGACCAATATGAATTGGATATGCGGTCTTGCCCTTGGAGTAGAGGTCCTGGCCGAATTTCACGGCATCGGACATCCACTCTTCTCGGATGTCTTCAGGAGCGCCCTTGATGCCCTTGGGAACGGTAGAGAGGACCGGTACGTCTCGAATGATCATCCACTGACCATCGCAAGGGTCGATGGCTTTGTAGCCACCGCCCTTCATAGGTGCCGAGCTGACTGTCATCCCATATAGAGTAGAGTCACATTATGGCAAATGGAATACGGAATCGGTTAGATGCGAACTAGTGCGAATGACGCTTACCGCATTGGCATGACCCGGTAGTCCACTCTCTAATTAACCTGCGCACTACTTTCGTCTTATCTGTAAAGCTCGCTTCCACTTTCTGGTGAAACGGAAGATAGTCTGGCCATGATAGTACGATGGTCATTCTGATCTTCTTGCTAGGAGAAGTCACTAGAACAAGCTCTCCGTCTTAAATCCAGGATCCGGATTTAGCTGACTAGGTGGCACGGAATATCTAGGCTTTAGCTTTCCGTCTTCCATGAGCCCAAGGCGTTCAGCCTCAAAGCGGCTGACGAATTCCAATCCGCAGCGACAGTTATAACCATTGGGCGGTTTGAACTTTCCCCACAGCGGATCATCAGTTGCGGCAATCGTTCCGAATCCTACGCGGTGATTATGCCTGGTGCGGGCGTCATCGATGCCTTCATATCGAAAACCTACGATGATCTCAGAGAGATCAGGATCCTGGGCCTGATCCATTCGGCCGGCGTTGTAAGCTGTCGCAACGTTGGTGCGATAAACGGTATCGGCATAGGCTTGACTGAAACCGCCAATATCTTGGATGGACTTCGACAAAGCCTCGGCTGGAGTATTGTCAGTTAGAAACTTCTCAATTGCCTTCTGCGCTCGCTCGGTAATGTTCTGCTCGGCACTCCTGGCCATGGCAAAGACATGATCCACGGAATACATGCGGGATACTTCGGCCGCGCTCTCTGCAAGGCGAGGCTCTCGGGTGATGAGATCTGTAACAGCCTCGTCAAACGTCAGCGTAGGTGCAATGGGCGTGGTATCCGGGAGATCGCCAAACTTGGCATGATGATTCTTAACGTGGTCGAACTCCATCCATAGGCGCTTCCTGCCGTTTAGGTCCGAAAGGATCATCGTATTGCGAATCAGTTCCGCAAGATCCTTCCTGGCATCAGGGATGCTCTTCCCAACGCCATAATAAGCCCTAACGATATTCAAGAGCGCCTCAGAAAAGATGAAGGCGTTCTTGTCTAGGAAGCGATCTAGTTCTTTGTGTGCAGCAATCATTGGATAAGCCTCGGCTTTCCGTTAAAGGGGATGATGGCGCTGAACATGTTGTTCAGCTTGGAGATATGATCTCCAGTGGCCTCAAATAGAATGAGGGAACTGACGTTAACGGACCCCTGAGGATTGCACATCTTGTCTTCAATGGGTGCCCATTTGACAAATATCAACCCCTGCTGATTGATATTTGCAAATGCGATGCGGCCAACATTTCCATTGGCATCAATCTCAATGGCCGCGCCATAGGCCCCAAGGCTAGGAGTGAAGTACCATTTCATTTGATTGCTCCATCATCCATCAGGGTTTTCTTGTTCATCTCATCAAACTCAACATCAGGAATGACTTCATAGTCATCAACAGGCTTTTGGAACTTGGTCGGATCCGCCAGAACATCCACAACGCTTGATCCGTCAATCACGCCCTCCACATCTTGGAAGCTGGCAACCCTGAATTCCGCCTTCCTCGTCTTGACGATGCAGCCTGCATACCGAAGGACAACCAACCTGTCTCCAATGGAGAGGCCCATATCGGACACAACTCCAGTCTTCTGATCTCGAGGGCCAGGGCCAGCGGAGACAAGAGTAGCCATGCGGAACATGGTCTGGGGGTTTGATGGGAGAAAGAGATTGCCCTTTAGATTCTTCTCCTCGCCATCCATCTTGACTACGATGTGATCCCGATACGGCTGAATCTCAAGAATATCCCAACTTCCATTGGAGGTCTGCTCAATCTTCAGTTTGGCCCAGACGCCATGCTCTCGGAGCAGTCGGTATTTCTTCCCAAGCGTCTGGATCTTCTCGCCCATGTATTGAACCGACATGATGTAATCCCCAGGCTTGATATCCATGTGGAACACTTCTCCGGTCCTGGGGCTGGACTCTCCAGGTCCGATCGCTAGCACCTTCCCGTAAAGGCATTCTGTAGTTTCCGCTTTTGGAAGGATTAGGCCGGAGGCAGAGCGGGTACGCTCAATGACCTCGAGCAAGATATAGTCACGAATGGGGCGCACTTCCGAGATATCAATCCGCTCTGCTAGATCAACGATATCACGCGACATTTTTCCCCCACCCGAAGAGATCCAGTCCGTCAAAAGCATCCCACCCGTATTCCTTCACCAGCTTCTTGCATTCCCATTCGTACCAAGGCCGATGCTTCAGAATGATATTGCGCTTGGGATGCCTGCCCCACCAAGCCACTGGAATAGGCGCAAGGTCAATACCATGGGGCGGCCGATTCCACCAATGGTACTTTTCGTTGAGCTCCTGAACGTGATAGCCCCATCGCACACGTTCGCTCATCATGTAATGCCGATGCTTCCAGGTAACCCGATCTTCTGAAGCCCACTGGAGATGGAAGACGCCACCTTGACCGCCGGCCGTTTCGTATAGGCGTCCGGTCATGCCATGTGGGGGCCTGTTATGGTGGTGATATTGCTCCTCGCCCCTAGGGGCCCAGCCCATTCCAGGCTGATCCTTCCAGCCAAGCGTAATGATCCCTTGGGTATTTGGCGAATAGACGTCCAATGACTTCCAAGGGGCAATCATCGGAACGTCCAAGACTTGGCCATCTTTCAGAGATGCGAACCACTCCCGCACGTTCGGCAGATGATTGGCGGTAAGGATCTCATCCGCATCGATGATGGCGAAATGCGATGCATCCATATTTCGGCCATCATCTAGATTCCGCTGGCGCTGGTGCATTTCGTTCCAGTGCAATCCGTCTTCGGACTCGCTGACGACGATATCCTTACCCGTCTCCCTGGCGATTGCCCTGATGATCTCCACGCTATCATCAGTTGACCTATCGAGGTAGATGGCGATCCCGTCGCACCATTCAAGAGCAACCCGAAGAGATGCGCCGAGAATCCAATCCTCGTTCCGAACTGGCATTAGTCCGATAATTCTCATTGCTTCTTCCAGGCACACTGGAGAATAAGGGCCTTTGGATTCCTCTCCGGGATAAATAGCGCTGTCTTGAA